GAGACCCAAAACCGGCCGTGCCTCATTATAAACAGGTATCTACGTACTATCACACAACCTATGGTTCAAATCAATACACAACCATGATGTATCCATTCTGTCTGGATGCATCAAACAAGGAACATACTGGAAGTCTCAACTTCAGTCGATTGGATTCAGCCAGACTTACACTGGATCAAGCCATCAACGGTGCGATCTACGCGGTCAATTACAATATTCTTAGGATTTCAAACGGGACTGCTGGGTTGCTTTACGCATAGTCCCAAGAGCCTTATCGGCCTGATCCTTGGGCATAAACATAAGCCATGCGACAGCCATCCTCTCCTGAGTGAGCGTCCCGTCCTTCTTCATAGCGGCACATGCATCTTGAAATTGCTTTACGTAGTCCATAATGGAATTTCAAGGTGTTACTTCTTTAATTAGTCTTGGGAACCGAGAGCAGAGGCACGTCAGCCGAGAAGCATCGGGTGATGCTGTTGGCTGGCACCGGGCCCACACGCTGCAGATCGGTGATGGGCTTGAGCAGGTCGGGACCCATCTTGGCGATCAGCTGGCGGTACTGGTAGTTAAGAGGATACGCAATACCATTGTCGGACATGATCCGATCATTGAGAAGCTGGTTCGAACTGTAAATCGTGAAGGCGCGGCCATCGGCCATACCAAGACGCTGAGACATCTTTTACTTATTCAGTAGATAAAAATCCCTGATCCTCTGATGGAATGATTCTCTCTGATGAATCAGCCTGTCATTCTTTTCCTTGATCTCGATGAAGTCTCCCTTGACCTGTGGATCGTAGAGAACCCTGATCAGGAACCTGTAGGCCTTGGCGATATCCTTGAAATTCTTGGCACCCGACATCACGATGCTACCCGTTTTAAAAACACTGACCGTCATGTTGAACATCTTGGCTTTCACTGCCGAGTAGGTCTCAGGGCTGTAAGATGACTTGGTCACAAACTTTTTGTGCTTCTTGTAAAGATCCAGTAAAGCCATCTGATCGATGCCGTGAGGAAGACGGAACGTTGCATTGATCATCTGTGTTTCCATGGGTGACACGGGACTGTTGGTGGTCTCAGGAAAGACCCCATCTACTATAACTTGAATATCACGGATGATCTTGAGACCTTCCATGGGTGTAGATGATCCTGTCACGTGAATTTTCCCGTTGGGAAACAACTTGACCGAGCGTTTTTTGGTTTCACCGACATCCTTGGACAGCGTCAGTGAGTTGTTAAAGTGATTTGTGCCCATATTCCAACCATCAGTCCCGTCGACAAACTTCTCTTTGAAAGTCGCGAGAGGGGTCGTGATGCCGTCTCTGCCTCCCATGACCGTCATCGTGGACACTCTGGGCAACGTGGGCTTGGGTCCCTTGATCGCATCATGCGCCTTGATGATGTTCCCAAGAAAGGTTCGAAAGATTCTGGCTTCCATATTTAAAAGTAAGACACGTCACTTCTTTAATATGAGATGTGGTCACTGTAAGAAGAAGAAGATGATCTGTATTCCATGTGATCACTGTGATCACACGTCTCTGTGTACCTCTTGTATCCAACTGGAGTTTCATGAGTGTCCAGGTATCCTGAATAAAATTCAGTCCGAGAGGGATACAATAGAAAAGCTAAACCCTAAAATTGAAAGTGGCAAAATTACAAAAATTTGACGAGCGTCAAAACGCTAAGGGCTATGAGGATAGCAGCGGCGGCGTTGCCTGCGATGTTGGCTGCGTCCATGCTACCCATCATGCCCTCCTTTTTCATGAGGATGGAGTCGGTGGTGGGCTTGGGCACGTTGTTCCAGGGAGGCAGTGAATAGATGCGCTCTGGCACGGGCTTTCGGTTCAGGGGATAGTCCTGAGATCCAGGCGTGCAGTAGTAGGGGGTCCTCCACCCCGCGGCGATGGTCTTCTCGCAGCCCGGACTCGGCTCTGCCATCTGGGTCTCGAGAGGTCCCCCGAGAGCATCTCCTGTGGGGCGAACCGCGTTCACGAGCGCCACCTGGGGTTCACTGGACGGCGCGTAGACCGTCTTGTAGGCACCACCCAGAGGAACGCCGGGGGTGAATTCCATGGGGTCGGCATACGGGTTAATCTTATTGAGGGAAATCCCGTCATTCAGTCTCATGTAGGACGACATCCTTACTTATTATACGGTTTGAATAAATTCCCACTTGAGTATCTTGCACATGTCCTTCCAGATGACGTCCTGTTGTGTGAGTTTCTCTTTGGACTTCAGTAAAGGGAAATAGGGAAGATATTGGTCTTCGCCTAGCAACTCGCAAAATTTGTAAAGCACGTAGGGATAACTCAAAAAGTTCTTGCGGTCCTTGGGACAGACTTGATCAAAGGGATCCTGTATTTCATTGAACATGAGTCTGAGGCGTTCCTCCAAGGCGGCTGGCATCTCCGGGGGTCTCACTCCAGTAAGAATGTTGGCAATGTAAGGAATGTGTTCGTAGTATTTGTTCTGACGCAACTTTTTCAGCAGCCCTCTGACCTTGGCGTGGGTGATCTTGGAAACCTGTTCGACCCGCTGCTTCTTGAGTTCGTAACGCAATTGTTCTATCAGTTCATCTGGGATATTTGCTGTCTCCTTGCCCTGAAATTGTTGAACCCACTCGTTGAAGTGGTTTTGTCTTTTGTATGAGTACTGAGTATTCTTTGAAATGTCCTGTTCGTCCTGATAGGACAATCTTGTAGATATGTATTTTTCACACGCACCGCAGTCCTGACACACAATTTCTCCATCAATATCATTTTCGTAAACATTTGTTGAATTACACTTTTTACAATTATCCACTTGAATTACATTATTGTCAATAAAATCTGTATCGGTCGCAGTTGTTATGTCTTTTTCCACTACGCGCATGTATTCCAAAAATATATCGCGTCTGCAGTTTTCCTCGTGGTATCTGTGTATGAAGGGTGCCGCCATGGTGATATATTCATGAAGTGTCGGGGGATCATTCTCATACTCCTTTAGCTTGGCGTGATACCTCTCGAGTAAACTCATTTAAAGAAAAATGTCACTATAACTTTAAATGTATAATTTACTCGTCAAGCTGGCTGGGTGGTGGTACAACGAGGACCATTACAGACTCACGATGCCTTTGAAGATGATTTACGATATCAACACAAAGCGCGATTGTCTGTTCCCTTCGCCAGAATGGAAGAGGGTCATGGATGGTTGGCCCTTGATGAAGTCTGGAGAGACCTACATCATGTGTTACTACCCTGACTTCAAGGATGCTATTTATGTTCTGAGAAGGAAGAAGCCCGACTGCATCGAGAATATTCGCTATGAGCAAGAGTATACATTTCGTGGCGCTCCCTATTCATTGGTGACTAGAGATCCTATGCGCAGGGTTCGTGATATCACCGAAGATGAGGAAGAGCCCAGGATGAAGGGACCGATCATGATTCAGAAGGTCGAGGCCTTCATGGAAGATGGTGAGGTGATCATGTGGGACACGGCTCGCTTTCTTCGCTATGCCGGACCGAGGTCAGACTTTCACAACGTCAAAGACATCCGTATGAGGGATCTATTTGACGCGAACGAGGAGGTGCCGGATGAGTGGCACGTCTACATGTTTGGTAAGAAGATTGTCATCAAGAAGGACGACGAACTTACTCCTCAGACTTTGGTGCCAGGTAGAACCTGAGTTCACCTAGAGAAGTAACCTTATACTCCAGGACGAGAGGCATCTCCTCTCCGTGGTGGAGAAGTTTCATATTGGAACACATTGAAGTAGCCTTGGTGAACAAATTGAGATACTTCAAAGAAAACGTATCTTTCATGGACTCGAACTTGGTGGTGTCCGAATCTATATCGTATTCGGTGTACTGCTCGGCAAAGTCTCCTGTGCACCTGAACCCAACCTTTTTGTAGGAACGCTCGATGGTCAGTTCAGAACCAATGTGAGAAATATCCCTACACAACCTCTGAAAGTCCACGGTCTGAAAGGTTGTGATGCTGACCACGGGAAGGTTGGGGGCGTCGAACATTTCATCATTGATGTCCAGAAGGCGTAAATTGAAGTGACTCCGACTCTTCTTTCCGCTATTCTCGATGGAAATATTGAGCACGTGATCCTCCTCAATTTTCATCACGAGCACGTCGTTGGTCGTGACCGACTTCAAAACTCTGAAAACATTGGTTGTGTTGATTCCTACGATAATCTCATTTTCGCACGAATACTCCTCAAATTGACTGGAATCTAAAAAGAGTTCCACCATGGCGGTGCGAGCATTGTCCAGGGTCAACATGTGAATTCCCTTTTTGCTAAAAGATACATTAACATCGTTGAGGATGTCTTTCAAGACCTCAAAGATATTTTTAAATGCGGATGCTTGAATAGTTTTCAAGAACATTTACTAGATTGAGTGCGCGTTTTCTTTAAGTAGTCACGATCATAAAGGTCTTTGAGAAATTGTTTGAATCCTTCTTCCCCGCGATCGGCGATGAACTCCTTCCATGACGAGTAACCTTGTTTGTAAGAATAGACATTACCAAGTGACTTGTGAACTTCGTCGGGTCTTTTGATCATTTGTCTTTTCTAGTTGGTGACTTTCTTGTTTATCTTGGCTTCCAACTCGGGGGTCATCATGGGTGCCAATGGAGCACCATAAGATTCCAATTCAAAAAGACCAGGTGCCGAATTGGGGTTGCCATCAAAGGAAGCAAAAGCTGAATGGTCAAAGGATTCCACCTCGCTGGGCATCATCGAAAGAACCCACTGCTTGACTTCCGGTCCCATCAAAGGTCTTCCGTCCTTGGTGATCAAAGCGGGCACGTGGGTAAGCACCTTGCGGTAATCTTCTGGAATGGGTTCTTGGTGGATGTTTTGATACTTAATCTGATCCTTGATGGGGCACTGGTCCAAGAGTTTGAATATCTCGTGGCAGTGTTGACACCTAGGACTATACAACATGATGGCAAACATGCTTCCTTACAAACGTTGATGAATTTATCAGGGGATATAATTTCGCACCATTATATAAGATGCGTATGCAGACTATATTTTTCATCGCGCTGGCGGTCGCGATCGTGTTGTACGTCGTGAAGAACCGCGAGGGGCTCAGGTGGGATCGCGGGTTTGCCGGGTTCCGCCCAGCCGTGTCAGGCGTGATCACCGAGGGCAATCTCGAAATCATGGGAAACCCAGTGGAGGATGTTGCGATCAAGGCGCTGATGATCAAGAAGATTTTGGATGCCACGGTGCAGGAGATTTACAACAAGAATGGTCTCAAGATGTTCCCAATCGAGACCGTGTTCATCCAGGTGTTTGATTCCCCTGATAAGATTAAGGAACTCAAACAGAAGCGTCCGGACGTCTACGATGCCTATGTCAAGTTCCTTCAGGCTCGCGACAAGGATGCCGTGCTTACCAGGAACGGCGATGGAACCGCACAGGAAGAGTTGGCTCGCGCTTCCCTCATAAGTTACCTCGATACGCTCAAGCGCGACCAGGACTACACCACTGTTCCGGACAATGTCCCAGCGACCTACCGCTGTCGCTTCCTTCTTCTGGAGACCGAGCGCTTCTACGGCACCGAGGTGGACGTGATCGCCATCGGGGACGAGACCGGAATCAAGATCCAGGGAATCACCAGCCAGCCGCTGAAGGACGGCGATCCCATCAAGGCCTTCAAGGATACTCTCAAGGCGGGTGAATGGATGCCCTACGACACCATTGCCAACGCCAATGTGCCCAACAAGAGCGCCCTGGCACTCGCCGAACAGGCGATCAAGGACAAGTGGGGCGAGGACTTCCAAACCTATGAAACAACTGCCACGGCAGACGTGGGTCAGTTCAATCCTCCGGTCACGCCTTATTTGCGTTAGTAAAAACTTTAGAACTAATAGACAATGCCTCTGAGAGTGGACGAGGTTCAACAAATCGACCACAGAAAGCGAGAGCTAAAAAAGAAACTCTATACGGAGCTTTACGAACGCGCCAGCACCAAGGTGAGGCAAGTCGCCGATTTGGGACTGCACGAGACCTGGGTGCAGGTGCCTTCGTTCCTTATAGGATTTCCTTCATTCGACCTGGACAAGGCGGCCCAGTACGTCGAGCGCCAGTTCATCAACGGCGGGTTCTTCACCCAGCTGTATGAAAATGGACAGCTATTTGTTTCATGGTATCCCAAGACATCCAAAAAGAAAACCAAGACCAAGCCCAAGGAACCCGAGAATGAATTTGCATCCCTGGCGAACCTCAAAAAAGCCGCGGACAAATATCGCTGAATTAAATACGTTTTATCAGTAACTATGGACAATAACCTTAATGTTCTTGTGGAAGCCAAGAAGGAACTTTTGAATCAACTTTCGTCCACCATTCTCCCTAGCGCACTGGACTGCATGGACTCGCTCTACGCAGAATCCAAGGTGGAGACTCAGGGGCGCAACACGCTCAAGGCGTTTCAGGAGAAACTCGCCAAGATTCCTCAGTGGAACAACTATCAGATCGAGAATGAGGTCGGCAAGTGTGTGGACCGGTGTGGCGGGTGCTTGGATGAGATGACGGCGGCGTGCTTCGTGGCCACGGTCAAGATCATTTCGTCGGTCAGGCTCTCCAAGGATTCTCGCAAGGTGTCGCTGAAGATTCCCACCAACGACGTGTTCGTGTTGGGCGTCTACACCAATGTCGCCAAGCGAATCTATGAAGATCCCTATATCTACCATGAAGTCATCAGCAGGAACGACCGCCGCAAGGATCTGCTCAAGCGGATGGACGGCGTGGTCGAGGAGACTGTCAAGGAGATGCTCCCGATAAATCAGATCCTGAAGACCTACCTGAACAAGAATGCAGTGGACGTGATGAATGGCGAACCCGTGGAGCCCGAGCCGGAGCCCGAGATGGAACCAGAGCCCGAGAACCCCATGTTCCCCGGCGATGGCGAGTTGCCGGTGGAGGACGACCCCGAAATGCCAGAAGAGCCTATGGAGCCCATGGAGCCTTCGTTGCCGATGTCAGAGGAACCCATGGAGGCGCCTCAGGAGCAAGAGACCAAGAGTTTTACGTTCAACGACAAGATTGTGAGGAGGGCGCCCATGCCACCGATGGAGGAAGAGGAGGACTTTTCCATCAATCCCAGCGCGAGACGTTAAACATACTAAAATCTGCTTTATTTAATAATGATCAGTGATTCGCTTAAAAATCCTTTGGTTGCGGCGTTGGTCGGTGCAGTCGTCACGATGGCCTATATCCAGTTGGTGGCACGTCTCAATCGCGAGGCGCCTCCCAGGAATGCCGATATGATTAAGCCGGCGATTCTGAATGCCATCTTGGTAGGCGCGATCGTCTATCTCGGCATCTCTCAGCGCGAGGAGATCTACGAGACTCCTTTCCCGGAGGTTAGTCGCGGTATGTAATTAAAGATTTTAGTCTAATTAAATAATACTATGGCCAGTGTTGATACATTTAACGAGCTTCTTTTGCAGTTTGTGGATGAGCTGGCTCACACGTTCCCAGAGAACACCATTGTGAAGACCTACAGGAACACGGTCGGCATGCTGATCAAGAAGGATCCTGGTGTCTGCCTGGAAACGTTTATAAAGAATGTAAAGCCCCACGAGGACCTCATTCGCAATCAGGACGAGAGGATTTTCGAGGAACTTTCACGTAGCTATGGAATTCTGAAGACGCTTGACCTCGAGTCCATGTGGAAGTCTGAACTTTCGGACAATAGCCGATCGGCCATCTGGCAATACGTCCAGGGTCTTTACGTTCTCGGAAACAATGTCAGCGACGAGGAGATTCAGGCGTCCCGCCACACCAAGATGGACTTTTCGCCGGAAAAGATTAACCAGATGTTCGCGCCCCAGGGACCTGGTGGACAGGAGAATCCACTGGCGGGTCTTCTCGGAAATTTGATGAAGCCCGAAATCATGGAAGAGATGACTGCCAAGGTCGAACAGGAGTTCGGTGACGGTCAGGGTGGTCTCGACGAGAACAAGATCATGCAGGCACTGGGACCGATGATGGGAAACCTGTCAAAGATGTTTGAAAAAAATAACTAGTCAATAAATAAGAATGGAACAACCGTGGTTTAGCAATCCATCGCATCTGTTTGCCAAGAACAAGGTGCTGATCTTTTGGCCTTTGGCTAAGCAGACCCCCGTGGAGAGGCTCAACGCCGCCACGAGGTTCATCCTCTACACCATGGCGATCCTTTATGTGATTAACCGTGACATCAGGGTCATTTATCTGGGTCTCACAGTTATTATGGTGATGGCATCTATGTTTTTGGCGGGTGGCATCAAGGAAGCCATGAGGCCCGCTTCGTTCGAGAATGAGGGCGCGCGCTTCAACGCAACTTTCCCAGGACAGGCATGCGAACAGCCTACCAAGGAAAATCCGATGGCCAACGTGCTTCTCTCCGACTACATCGACAATCCGAAGCGACCGGCGGCGTGCTACTACCCGACCGTCAAGGACAAGGTAAAGAAGTTCCTGAACGAGGGTACTCCCACCGATCAGGCTGATGTCTATTCAAGCCGAAACCAGGCGTTCCGTGCCTTTTACAGCATGCCATCCACGACCATCCCCAACGACCAGAGTGCCTTCCTTCGCTCCGCCTACGCCCCCTTGGTGAACAAGGTCTGCAGGGACAACGGCGACGCGTGCTACCCCAATGACGCTTCCATGTTTGGTCAGTCCAGGATGCCCGAACTTCAGCAACTCAGAGGCACTTTCGGCGGCAGCACTTAAAATCTCCGGTGATAGTAATATGGCTTATCAGCTCAACACATCGAAGGTTCTTTTGGACGCCGAGAGTCTGCCAGTGGATTGCGCCTACGATCATGTGATCGCGCCTCCGGTGGTCAGCAACCTCAACTACGCCGGCTCGGGTCGTGCCTCGACGCCCATCTACGGGACGGCGCCCTACATGGCGGGCAAGGGTGCTCCTGGAAACCTGATCCTGGTCGAGGACATGCTCCGCCCTCAGTCCACCACGTTCTTCAAGAAGGGCTATGCGGGTCGGGCTTTTGACTTCCCCTCTAGGGACATGTCATGCTCGGTGCCGCTCCGAACCCGGTCGTGGGATCCCACGAGCAGCCGGGCGGATGTCCAGAACGTTCTTTTTGAGCGTAGATACAAGTGATTTTTAAAATCTACTCTAGTTTTAATATGGACCCATTGAGTCTTGTGGCCTTGTTAGGGATTGCTGTGGCAGGTCGTCAAATTGCCAGCAGTGACCGCAAAGAAGGTTTTACTCCAGCACCCGTTCCGAACAGAGAGACACAACAATTGCCGTTTTTTGGTAACAATGTGAATACTCCAACCCAGGAATTGACAGCCGTGACGGATCTGTTCACGGGGACGTTCAACCCTAATAATCCGATGGGTGGTATCATCAACCCCAAGAAGGAGGTCGTGGCGACCCTTCAGGATACGGCACCCAATGTGCAGTTCCCGTTTGGTCAGCCCGTCTATAACCTTTATGATCGCCAGAATGTCTCCAGTCGCATGAACAATCTGTCGTCCGCCGAGCGTAGGTTCGTCGGTCCGGGGTTGGGCGTCCCTGCCAATGTCCCCGCCTACGGTGGCTATCAGCAGCAATTCCGCGTGATGCCCAACAACGTCGGTGCGTACCGTTTGACCACACTTCCGGGCAGGTCGGGTCCCGCCAAGGACTTTGTGGGTCGTGGGTCTGAGCGCATGACCGTGACCCAGAACCGCCCTGAGAAGACCTATCAACTTTTGGGTGCGGAGGGAAAGCGTCCTCTGGAGCGGGGTCGCGCACAGGGGCAGGGCGGCATGCTCACCGGTCAGCGTGAGCGCGAGATGTACGTAAAGACCCAGCGTCCCACGATCCGCTCGGAGACCACGACCCGCATGGACGGGCTCGAGTTTGGCGCGGCTAAGAAGTTCGTTTCTGCGGGAACTCTTCAGGAGGCTCCGACCCGAAACAAGGCGAACTTCGTGGCAAGGATCAACGACGTGGCGGCTCCGGGCATTCACTCATTCGAGGGAGCCTATCAGAACACCCAGAATACCATCCTGCTCCGCCCCGCCGATCGCGGCAACAGGGGTTACACGCCTCCGGGTGGTCGCATGAACGTTCGCGGTTCAGCCACCCAAGCTCAGGGTGCCACCACACACACTCGCGATAGCGCTTCGACCGTTATCGAGGGCGGTGCCGGGAATCAGTATCTCGGTCAGAATTACGATATCACTTGGAAGCAGAATAACAATGCCTACAAGGGAAATGCAGATTATCGGACCAGTCAGTTGGGCTTGGCGGTCAAGCAGTTGGACAGAAATCCATTCGCTCTGTCACTGGCTCAGCACTAAACGTCATAGATCCTACATTCTAGAGCATGGGGTTCTTCCTTACAGAACATCTCCATGGCATCCAGTTTGTTCTCTTGTTCACGAACCTTTTGGTCGTGAAGACGAGAATAAAGCTCTTCATGTTCCATCCATTCGTGGACATGTTTGTGGGGATTTTCAATCATCCGTTTGGTGGGTCTTTTCAGTTCGGTGCGCTTCTTGAACATGTACGCAGGCACGTTCCTGAACAAGCAACTGTAGTAGAGCATATTTAAAAATAAAAGTCATTATATTTTTAAGTATGAGACACGAGACGATCGCCATGGAAGTTTCGCCCTTGGAGTTCGAGGGCATCAGGACTATAGACTTCGACGCCCAGGTGGATGATAATGACAAGGTGGTGATCGTCACGATGTCCAGATACTTCATTGGGGACCTCCATGATGAATGTGTCAAGAAGGCTAAGAAGATGTTCGAAGGATACAGGGTTAAAACTAACGTGGGAATGTAATTCAAGATGATTGAGACAACTACAGTTGAAGTACCAGTGAACCCATTTCACTTTGATGGGATGCGAAGCCTTGGAATACCCATCAAGGTGGATCACAAGGAACAGATGATCTACGTTGATTTTATGTCAAACCAAGGAACTAAAATCATGGAAGATTTCCTTTCAGAGGTCGGTCACAAGTTCCCTGGCTTTGACATCAGGGTAGCCAGGCTTGACCGATGAGCACTGCCTTGGCATACTTGGTGGCGATCATCGAGTGAATCATAGGCCAGTCCATGACGTTGCTGGCGGTGATCGATAGACCAAATGGATTGGAGTTTACGAACTTGACAAACTCCTTGCCGTTCTTTTGAGAATCAGGTGCAGTGTAATACTCCATCTTCTCAAATGAATCCTTAAGCCAGATGACATGTGTCTCATTATTGGGATCGAACCTATCCATCGTATTTATGTGAATAGGTTTTTATGTCTTTAATTAATAGTAATGAGTTCCATCGATAACTCAGGAGGTTTGGGAGGAGGTTTCAACTTGTCCGTCTCCGGTTCCAGAGGTGCAGTACAGATTAATGGTGGCAGTGAACAACTTGGTTCCTATCCAACCATCAAAAC